TCAGTGGCGTGGTCAGCATACATCTTGGCACTATCAAATATTTCGGCGGCATCACTTACCGCTTGCTCAGAGTAATACCGTGTCTCTGACGAATTGAATCCTGGGACGATAATCCTTACCGGAACAATCCCTTTGGCTATCCCCTCTTTGGTGACTTCCTCAATATCAATCTCACAAGACTCTTCAACACGTTGTCTCATTTCTTCGGCCTCCTTGACCCATTTGGGTATGTCTTCATCCTCAACACCGAGTTTCTTATAAGCAGCTCGTATCTTGGCCTTGACTCCCGCTAAAGCATTACTGGGAATCTGGACTCTGTTACCCCTGAATCCACCAGGGCTTAGAGCAGCAGCAGCCCGACCTAATTGTGCTCTGGTGACTTTCTTCTCAGGGTCTTCCCATAAACGTAATTTCCATGTGGAAGGTTTATCTGGGTCGGGAACATAAGCGAAAGCACTGGCTGGATAGGATTGACCATCCTCGGTCTTATTGGCTTCCTGAAGACGTATCCACTCTAGGGCCTTACCTGTGCCACTGAGAGCCTCATTAACGGCATCTTCGTCTGGCTCCTCGGTATCTATTAGGGTAGAGCAGGTTTCAGCCACTTCCTTCAGATTATCCATAGACACTCCACGTTCCCCAGCTTCTTGAATAAGCTCGGCGTATTTCTCTCTAAGGGATTCAATGCCTGTGTAGACTGTCTGGGCGATAACCTTCTTGGTCTCCTCTCCTAGAGTAACCTTCCCCTCTGGGGTCATAGTGTAGCCGACTTCAAAGTTTGACCCTCCCAGGTCATAGACCACAGTCTCTTCGTAAATATCTCTTATCCAGGGAGAAGGTGAATAGGGATATGCTTGTGAATCTCTAGGGTACTTCTCATTAAGAGCTGCCTGGATAATATTCCTCTTATCATCAGCACTCATCTTTTCCTTGACTAACATTACAGCCTCCTTAGCGACCCACTTATCGCCTACTTTCTTATATGACTTCTTGACCTGTGCCCAGGCCTGCTTGAAAGCAGATTCCTCAGAATCTCCACTCGCCAAAGTTGAATTGATAACATTCATTGCTATTCTCTTAGCATTGTTCGGCAAGTTATTAAATTGAGCAGGCAATTCACTTACTGTTTTATAAGGCATCTCTTTCTCCAAACAAAAAAAGAACCGAGAAGCATTTCTGCCTTCGGTTCTTCCGTTCGGCTCTCTTATTCTATTATGTGCTCGGTTTCTATCTCGGTCTACCGAGCAGGGGTTAGACTAACTAGGTAGCGTTGCGACCGCTATCCCCGCCGAGTTCCCCTTTAGTCTAGTTTAACAGTCTCCTCTTTAGTTATCATCACGGGCTTGCCTTGTCTAATCTGTACCTTAACACTACCATACAACAAAAACTTGCTCCAGTCAACCTTGTCAATTTCCTGTTTTAGTTTGTCGTCTATTATTCTTACTCTGTCAATCATTATATCATAACTGGGGCGGCAGCGCATCTACAGTCTGGATGCTGGGGAGGAGTCATGTGACCACTAGGGAACTCCTGGTCAAAAGGAATAACCCCAGCTGCCTCATTGTCCTGACATTCTAAACTCACCCTGTCATCTCCCACTGTGACCCATTCTTTTCCTGTGACCCCTAATTCCTTCCCTCTATCTGTAAACGCCTCTCCTAGAGCATTGGCGGTCTCTGTTCGTGCGATTAGTTCCGACCTGAATTTCGTCATATCCGTAAAGGTCTTCCGAATATCTCTCGCTAGTCCAGGGACTCCTCGTTTGTTTTGTATCCCATTACTGATAACTTGACCTAACCGTCTCTTGGTTTCGTCATCCATCTGAGTGACTAATTGAGCACCTCTTGTTTTAGCGAAACTTACTGCCTGTGTTGCGGGCGGTCCCTCATAAGGAACTCCCGCCCACTCTACCATCTGAGCATCCCCTGAGACATAGATAGTAGTCAACTCACCCTGAACATTAGTCTTAAGTGACCCTGAGAACGCCCCGATTAGAGGGTCTAATATATTCTCTATGTCTTTACTTAAAGGCATCTTAATTCCTATTACCTTTCTAATAGATGTCTAGTTCAGTTCAAAGAAATAAATTATAACCGTATGGAGCATTAGGTTGCTCGTGGATTGCTTTATGGTCTGCTTCGGAAAGTTTTCTTTTTCTCCAGACATAAAGGAACTCCATCTTGCCATCAAGGGGATAGGCTATCCTATTATCATCAATGCCCATCTTTGCTGTCCGAGCAGAAGTAGTAGGGTTTATATGACCAGCTGGCGTGTCTGTAGCATCAGCACCATTCTTGTATAATGTGATAGTAGCACCACTTCGGCTAAAACCTAAAGTAAGCCAACTCCCTGTTGTAACAACCCCTACTGCACTTACAGTATCTTGGCTCGCTAGATTTTGGTATGTGCCAACATCAAAAGTTCCGTTAGAAAGAGTAAGCATACGGTAGCCATCGATTTGATAAAGCCCTCTAGCAAAAAATACCGTGTGATTAGCTAAAGCATCAATGTAGCACCTCACAATGATAGAGAAGTCCTCAGAGGTAAAGTTTAGCTGAGTAAAGGCTGCTGGTATCTCTACGTAACTGGGAATGGCCCTAATAAAATCCAATCCCTGAATGTGTCTTTTGGCTGGACTACCAAATCCGCTTAATCTTCCGTGAGCACCAGAGGGGGATAAATCCATGACCCTACTGCCTTGCTCATTGAAGTTCATACACAATACTAGATGTTCGGCAAGGGGATGAGCCATATTGAGCCTAGTCCCAGGTAATGGTCTATAAGTTAAATGTTGTTGAGTCATTAAGATTATTCCTGAGTTATCGCCGCTACACGGCTAACAACCCCAACATTGGTCGTGCCATTATTATTATTTGCCACAACCCGAAGTCTGGTAAGGGAATTAACGTCCAGAGTAAGGACAAATTGTTCGGCTTTATTGTAAATGAGTTGTGCTGCTAACTGAGGATTGGTTAGACCATCCTGAATAGTGAAATCGGTGCCACCAGTAATAGCCACAACTTTCATCCACTCGGAAAGAGCTAATGTGCCATTTCTCCAAAATACTATATCCCCAACAGCAGGTGTATTGGCTCCGATATCAATGACTGTCGTCCCGGCAGCCTCATTGCCATCAGCGGTGATTGCTGTTGCAAGGGTAATAATGCATTCTACTGAGGCAATGGTTCGCCACGTATCATTCCCAGTTGCTTTCTGGCTACCTTCAATCCGATATTCTGTGCCAGCACCTACAAAGGCTGTAACCGCAGTTCTGCCATGGTCTATATAGATTGTAGCTTTCTTTATATTGGCAAGGTCTAACTCCGCTGATAATTGCTGTGCATTGGCAGCTACTAATGTGGGAGCAAGCAACTCAGTTTGGATTGTCTTAGTGATCGTAGTTCCTGCTAATGTTATCCCAGTAAGCAGGGCTGCAAGTTGTAGTTGAGTTACCCCCCCAGCTTGTAGGGCAGTGTTTATGGCTTCGGTTGCTATTTCAATATCGGCGGTATCGAGAAGTATCGCCTGTTGAGCAACAAGGGCTTCGTCTGAGTTAACATCTTCCACACCGACACGATACGAACCGAGTACGTCTCCGTTGGCTATCAGCCCTATGTTCTCTTTGATTATCGTGATTAACTGTGTTACTGTTAGTGCCATTTTAGTCCTCCACTACATAGCGTTTGTATATCATCTCAAGCTTCTTATACGGAAACCCAGTCTCCAAGTCTCTGAAGTATTTAGCTATCACTTTCTGAAAGGCTACCCGATGCCTCTGGTTCTTCAGCGACCTCGGATTGGCCGGTATCTTCTCCTCCGCTATCTCCAGCAATCTGTCCAGTTCTTTCAGGGATTGCTCCAATTCGTTCCCCGACTGAGAGAATTCCACAAACACACTTTCTTTGGAGGAGTCCCCCTCGCTCTTCTGTAAATCCTCTTCCTTGACAGATAGGACAGACATCTTGAACCTCTTCAACCTCAAGCTTCGGCTTTAATGCCCGCTTCTTTTTTACCATTGTTATCTCCTTTAAGACTAAACTGTAATTCCCTCAATACCCTGGCGAACTTGGCATCGGGATTGCTTTGAATAACCTTCTCTAAATTATCCAACACTTCAGCCACATCATCAATACCCAGTATAGTGAGTGCCGTCTGCTGTATCTCTTCGGAGTCTGCGAACTGAGGGAAGACCGTTACCATCTTCTCTATCGCATTGGCAGCCGCCTCTGTGTCCCTAGGTGCTATCAAAGGCCAGTTTATGTCTACATACCACTTGTCAGGCTTTATATTATTACCAAGAAAGACTACCTCGTTTGCCTCTTGATAGAAGTCCTCCCACACTTTCTGTAAGGATTGGAACTGCTTCATCATGGGGAGTTCTACTGTCTTGGCCGTGGCCAAGTTTCCGATTGATATATCCCCAAAGTATTGTTCGGGTATTCCTGTCGCAGCAGCTATCTGAAGTTTTAGCATTCGGCCATCATCATAGGCATTTCTAGCCCCAGTGTCTGTCTTAATAGGATTAGTATCAGACCCCATATTCTCCAACAAGACAGAGGCAGCCTCTGGTGCTCCAGATGCTACGTTGAGTTTAGCCTTGATAGCATCAACCGCAGCCTGACCACCTACGACTTTGGTGTGCCAAGCAAACCTCGAAAGGGCTAACATTATCGCCACACGACTTGCTAGAAATCTTCTGTACTGTTTAATCCAGTCAAGAGCTGGCAAGAGTAAGGGGTTGCCTCTCTGACTAATAGTGTTGTAAGTCAAGTGAAGGACTATGCCATCGTCTGTCGCACTTACTGGTTGTCCTGAAGCATTTTTTGTAGACTCATTCTTTAGATTGGATGTGCTTCGGTAAAATGTGCTGTGAGAGAAACCCTGTCGGTCTGTCCACTCTCGGTCATAATAACGAGGCGTTTCAATATCATCAGTGTCGGTGACTATCTCTGTTATCTCCAGGGGGTCTACCCAACGAATGGTGGCCTGTCCTCCTGGGCCAAGCCACATCACAAAGAACACTTCACCATCTACTAAGAGTTTATCTGATGACCTGCGCTGCCCTCTAGCTGACAAGACACTTCTATTCTGAGGTGCATCCCAGAATTTACTTAAAATCTTCTGCGCCCCTTCATCTTGGGCCTGAGCAGACATCCCCGAACCGAATGTATAGTCAGTCCATAATCGAATAGCCTGTCGGCCTAGTGGGTCTTTGGTGTAGTAGATTCGGGAGGCCTTGAGATTACTAATACGCTCTTGAGCAGAGACTACATCAGCAGTGACCTGACCTAGCCGTGTCCATCCTGAATCTTCGAGATTGAGTTCTTCCTCAACACTCTGAGTTGCCTCTCGGAGGAGTTGAGCAAATGATGTTAAGCCACTCTCAGAGGACAAGACATCACCAAATTTTAGAGGATGGCCTAGTGTATCTACCAAGTCACTTTCGAACATAAGCACCTCTATTTTTAATTACTACAGATTTCATCTCCAATGCCAACAACCTGACACACATCAAACAGTACCAGCCATCTTAATCTAAATAAGCTGCTCCACCACAATGTTTACAGGCTCCGGGTTTTAACATAACCTTTAACCGACCCTAGGGTGGGGTAGGTGTCTTTCCACTCACAAGATTGACCAGTAGCTAGCTGGTATTACTTGTGATAGTGTCTCGCCAACAGTTTGTAGGCTTATGCTGCTGCCTCTTTTCACCCCACTATTACGGTTATATTAGAATCCCCCATTTCCTTGATTTATTAGTTGCCAAGCCCACCCATTTTGACCTAAGTCAACGCAACTCTTTTACCCGTCCCGAAGGACTCACCTAATCTATTCTTATTATAGCATACTCCTCATTTTAACCAAGAATAAGCGGCCAGACAAGGCAACCCGTACCTGCTCCAAGCAATATGCCAAAGGTTAACCACCTTATTTCTTTAGTCATAACTCCCTCCTTTACTCTCCTTTCAAACTAAATCTATATTCATCCCTTAGTCGCCTTACTTCATTTTCGCAAACTTTTTCACCTTAGCTAGCACTCTATCTGGATTTCGAAACTCATCTTCCCATATGACAAGGCAATCAAAGCCATATTGTTTGTAATGTTCAACCCTCTGGGCTACATCAAATATCGGATGCCAATAAGTGCCAAACACCTCAATCACCTGTTTCTTACCATCAATATTGATAAAGTCAGGGTTGCGATTACCCAACCAAACCTCACCATCACCCACAAGCTTGAAGGGCAATTTATTAACTTCTAGGATTCCATTGAGGGCAATCTCTGGTTTCGTGGGTCTTTTAATATGTCCCTGTTTCCTCAATTTACCTTGTCTATAATTGCTCTTTGCCCTACAAGATAGAGAGCAATATCGCCCTCCTCCATACTCAAGACGCCAAGGGCTTACAGACATTTCCTTCCCACATTCTTCACACTGGGTTGCTATTTTCCCTTTCCAGCGCGGGTGTTTCTCCCCTGGGAGAATACATGCTTTAGCCCTACACGAGTGAGAACAGTATTTCCCTAATCCTTGTAAGAGGCGATATTTGTGAACCTCAAAGTCTCCGCCACAATACAAGCAAGTCCTTTCTTCCCTTGTCTTTCTTTTTGGCATATCAAACCAAATCTATTTTGCCTAGGAGTTTCATACTATCATACACTACTATCGCCTCTTCTGGTTCGGGCTCTACTACCATCAGTTCTGTTATTGCCCAGACCATAGCATCTAGTCTGTTGGGTGATTCCTTGCTTACTCCCGGCATCCAAGTGCATAGCTCCTCTTCTAACAAGGGCAATTCACCCACTATATGAACCCTGCCCTGCTCGAACATAGCTGTCACTGGCTCGGCTCTGACTGCCTTCCCCCTACTAGCATGGACACTCTTATAACTCACTTCCTGTTGGCGGGCTTTGGCTGCTTGTCTAATGGTGTTCTCTACCATATCACCACCATAATTTGCCTCTCCGACCACCCTGTCAGCCATGTGGAGGTTATAACTATCAAGAACTACAGCAGCCCACTTGTCCGGTGATGCCATTATCGTCCTATCACCAATGATATATCCCTGTCTATCGCTCCCCAGTCCAGCAATCACAATTCCACACTCAGTCGCTCCTCCAGGTGGGTCAACGCCTACAACCACACGGACTAAAACAGGATGGCTATCAACACGGGTTTGTGCTATCAATTCTCTGGTCCATAATGACCCAGGCACTTCGTCAATGTCCTCGGCTTGTATCTCTTGCCGATATGCCATGTTGGTCATATCCTTCGTAATATCCTGAAGTGCTTCTCCACTGATATGAGGATTGTCTGCACTGGTGAAGTGAAACGCCTTCCACCTACCTGACATATCAGCTTGTGCTCTCTTGAACATCTTGGCAGCATGTCGTAGGTCAGTAGCCTTTGAAACTGACCGGCTATGCAGAGATGGGGGAGTGTAGATGAACATGGCATCCCCATTATTATCTAGAAGCATCGGCGCCCCGACTTCACCCCATGCGTTTTCATCCATAAGCTGCCACTCATCCAGAATTAAGAAGTCGGCAAAGTCACCTCGGAGTGTGTCGGCGTTCCAAGCCGTCTTGGCCCTGATGCGGTTAAGAGTCCCTGGTCTT